CAAGATTATCTGAGGATGACTTTACTTACAAAGATTGGTCTTTACAAATATATAGTAAAGCTAGAAATTTAAGAAAAAGTCCAACTACAATATATAAACAAGAGGGATACAAAAGAGATAGTTTAGATGTTTTTGTAAGAAAGATAAGAACATATGAGCACTACAAAACTTCTGGTGGCCAAAGATCTTTTATAGATTTTGATGACATGATTGAGAGAGCTGTAAATGAAGTTAACTTTCCCCCCTTAGATATTTTAATTTTAGATGAAGCTCAAGATTGCACCCCGCTTCAATGGGATGTCATTTACAAAATGGCAAAAAAAGTTAAACGTATTTATCTTGCCGGTGATGATGATCAAGGTATCTATAAATGGAACGGCGCAGATCCCTTATATTTTACAGATTATTTTCCAGGAAGAAAAGTTAGGCTAAGAAAAACAAGAAGATTCGGTGAAGCTATACATCACTTTTCACAAATTATTCGTAGAGGTATACAAGGTAGTATTGAAAAAGAATATTTACCTTCTGATAAAGATGGATATGTAAAAAGTTATTTTGATTTTAGTGACATCCCTATACAGAAAGAAAAAGGAACTTGGTTTATATTAGGTAGAATAAACAGCACAGTAAATGAATTAAGAATGATAGCAAAAGATGCTGGATTATATTTTAAAGATAATCACGAAAATAAATGTTTTGACCAAAAACAATGGCAAGCGATTAAATCATGGACAAGATTAAGTAATAATAAAAAAATTAATAAACATGATGCACAAAATTTGTATAGGTATATTCGAGAATTATCACAGACAAGCTTTAGAGGAGATAAGTTTTGGATGGGTGAACCAGATTTTAGAGATTACAGTTTTGAAGAATTAAAAGATTGGTGTGGTCTTGCACTACCAAATAAATCTAAAAAGAAACCATGGTTTTGGATATTGAGAAGAAACTTTAAACCAAAACAAACAAGACACTTCATTAGATTACTTAGAAATTATGGACAAGAAGAATTAGATCAGGATCCAAAAATTATTATAGATACAATACATTCTGTAAAAGGTGATGAGGCTGATCATGTAGTCATGTACAGTAAAGGTAATTATGCATCAGACTTTGGACATAAAAAAAGAGATGATAAAACAGATGAAAGAAAAGTTTGGTATACCGGAGTCACTAGAGCAAAAAGAACTTTACATTTACTTCGAACAGACTATAAATATAACTATCCATTAGGAGCAGATTATTTAATCTATATTAAGGAGAAAATGAATGACTGACGTAGGAATGTTTGAAAAAATAGATGACCCTCAAGATCGTCAAATAGGTGGCCGACACTATAAAGGTTATGCCATATCACCATACGATTTTATTTCACAAAATAAATTAAATTTTTTTCAAGGCGTATGTATTAAGTATCTAGTAAGGTATTTAGAAAAAGGTGGAGAGGAAGACTTGCAAAAAGTTAAACATTACTGTGATTTAGAAATATCTAGATTACGCAAAGATAAGAAGATTATTGAAAAAAGAAAAATGCGAAAATAATGAGTTTACAACTAACAATGAATTTTAAAAAACATATTTGGTCATGTCCATCTGAATATAAAGATTTATCAGGAGCTAAAGAAATAGCTATTGATTTAGAAACAAAAGATGATGGATTATCTGACGGCTTAGGTGCAGGCTGGGCTTTAGGTAAAGGTAATATTATTGGTTTTGCCGTTGCTGTAGAGGGATGGCAAGGTTACTTCCCGTTTGGACATTTTGGTGGTGGCAACATGATACCTGAACAAGTTAAAAAATATATGAGGGATATATGTGCTTTACCTTGTACGAAAATTTTTCACAATGCACAATATGATGTAGGTTGGTTAGAGGCTGAGGGTATTAAAGTTAATGGGGATATAGTTGATACTATGATAGCAGCAGCCATAATTGATGAGAATAGATTTTCGTATTCTTTGAATGCATTATCCGTAGATTACTTAGGAGAGATAAAAGCAGAGACTGATTTAAAAGCTGCAGCAGCTGCACATGGTGTAGATCCTAAAGCAGAGATGTGGAAGTTACCAGCAGAGCATGTAGGTTTTTACGCTGAACAAGATGCACGGCTCACGCTCCTATTATGGCAAAGATTCAAACAAGAGATCTCACATCAAAGCTTAACTACAGTTTGGGAGTTAGAATCTAAACTATTACCTATCTTAATAAAAATGCGTCAACGAGGAGTGAGAGTGCAGGTAGACCGTGCTGAATCATTAAAAAAAGAAATGATACTCCAAGAAAAGAAAGTATTACAAGAAATAAAAAAAGTTTCAGGAGAAGAGGTCGATATTTGGAATGCCAGAAAAATAGGAACAGCTTTTGACAAATTAAAAATAGATTATCCAAGAACTGCAAAAACTGGTGAACCTTCATTTACCCATAACTGGTTGGTTAATTCTGACCATAAACTAGCAAAGTTAGTTTTACAAGGCAGAGAATTAAATAAATTTCATGGAACGTTTTTAACTTCTATTATGAAGTATCAGGTTAAAGGTAGGATACATGGTGAAATTATGCAACTGAAATCTGAACATGGTGGTACAGTGTCAGGAAGATTGAGTATGTCTAATCCAAACTTACAACAAGTTCCTGCTAGGAATAAAGAGTTTGGTCCTAAGATCAGATCATTATTTATACCAGAAGAGGGACATCAATGGGGAAGCTTTGATTATTCGCAACAAGAACCACGGATGACGGTTCATTACGCAGCTTCTATTGGTGATGGTTATGAGGGGTCACAAGAATTAATTGAGTCATATAAAAATGCAAAAGCAGATTTTCACCAAACAGTTGCAGACTTAGTAGGTATAGAAAGAACACAAGCTAAAACTATTGGATTAGGTTTAATGTATGGAATGGGCAAAAATAAATTAGCAATTAGTTTAGGTGTAACAAAAGAAGAGGCAGATGTGCTTATATCAAAATATAATCGTAAGGTCCCTTTCGTAAAACAACTTTCTGATAAGTGTATGTACACAGCTCAAGAGAGAGGTGTGATAAGAACTAAGAAAGGTAGAAAGTGTAGATTTGATATGTGGGAGACAAAAGATTTTGGTTTACATGTTGCTGAGAAAGAAGATAACGCAATAGCTAAGTATGGAAAAGAAAATATTAAAAGAGCCTATACATATAAAGCTTTGAACAGATTAATACAAGGATCTTCAGCTGACCAAACTAAACAAGCAATGTTAGATTGTTATGAAGCTGGATATTTACCAATGTTACAAATACATGATGAACTTTGTTTTAACGTAAAAGAAGAAAGACAAGCTAAAGAAATAAAAAAAATTATGGAGCAAACGATAGAGTTTAAAGTCCCGTTTGTAGTAGATTATGGTTTGGGTACCTCCTGGGGTCAGGCGAAGTAATGAAGATATAGCTTATTGTGCAGGCCTTTTCGATGGAGAGGGTTGTGTAATGTATAAACAATATTCTAGGTCTAGAAATAAAGGTAAGACCTCTCATTTAGTGTGGAAAATTACTTTAGAAATTAATATGGTAGAGTTAGATCCATTACATTATTTTTATAATACTTTTAGAGTAGGAACTATTTCACACAAAAATAATCTTGGTTTTAGTAGAAGAGATCAATGGCGTTGGAGATGCTCTCACAGACAAGCATTTGAAGTCGCTAAAAAAATTTATCCATTCAGTATTGTAAAGAGACCAAAATTATTAAAAGTGATAAATCATTATGAGTATGAAAAGCCGATAGGTGTCCTGCAAAAAAAATACGATTTTTCTAAATTTTAAAACTTAACTTACGCTCGCGCTAAAGCTAAATTTTCTTGTATGTCCTGATACTTGATCGTGTTTCTAGTTGATCTAATATCAGTCTCTGTTTTGTGCATGTCTACAGTAACTCGGCCATTTAATATTAAATCAGATGACCACTGGTTCTCAAGTTTCTGGAGCTTCACTAACAGTTTTCTTTTCTCCGGACTCATCAAGTTCCTCATAAGTTATGACGGTTTTTTTGTGATTATAAAAGTCTTCGTTTAAGGCTGTTACAATCCCGTCTTTTACTCGTTGTGAAAACTTATTTAAAGCCTCTATGGCCGTATCAGCTTTGATAATATCCCTCAGATATTTACCACATGCTCTAGCTTGGATACGATAAGCTCTCATAAGATATAATATTAAAATTTATGCACTGTGTCAATATCGGGGTCACTTGACAGGCAATATACCTCTTTATGGGTCATAGATAGCCCTTTTTTTGCGATTTCTTCTTTATAGCGGTGTAGGTAGCTGTAGAACTTAACTGAGCAGTCAGCACGGCTTATTGCTCCAGGAATATAGACTTGAGTACATTGATTGTCCATATTAGGGTGATCATTACAGACATATCCAAAGATAATCATTGCATATACTAATTCCATAAGAATACATATCATTTTTTGAAATTGTGTAAAGATCTTCTTGACTTATTATAATATCTTATCTATATAAGTTATCGATGACAAATATGACAGAAGAGGAATTTGCTGCTCGAATAGCACAGAAAGAAGACTCTGGAGACTATTCATTAGAACCATATAAAATAAATTCATGGCAGGACAGAAGAATAGCTGCAATGAATAGAATATCAAAAGCTAAAGGTCTTCCAATGGATGAACAAAATCCTTGGTTTCATCAATGGGTGCAAATTTTACATTCAAAAGCAAAAACATTACAAGAATTTAAAAAGGAGGCTTGGTATGTTCGATTCGGAAAACAATCTTAATTTTACAATAGGAAGTTGGTTAAGACATCATAGGGTATCAAATGGTCTTTTACAATCTGATATTGCTAAAATTTTAAATGTATCACATCAAAGCGTTAACAAATATGAACATAGTATTTGTAGAATGTCAGGTGATTCATTAATAAAGTTAACTAATCATTATGGCTGGAGTCTTA